CTCACGATAGCAGTAATGATCTAAGAAGAAACCCAAACATCTATGCTGTTAAAAAAGATGGTGGCCACGTGGATCCAACTGACGCTGGTCTTTTGAAAGCTTCAAGGACATATATGCTAGGCGCATTAATGTCAGATGCAGAAAGTACAAGATACTTAACAGATGCAGGATCACAAGCAGAAGATACTGCAGCATCAAAAGAAATTACTTTTGGCGTGCCAGTAGCAGGTGATATTGTAACAATATTCTTACCAAAACAATTAGTTAACGACAAAGCTACAACACCAGTTGCAAAAGATATAACTTTGACAATTAAATTTGTAGCTAATGAAGAAGCAATGGCAGATTTTGTAGATGTTGATGGCAGACAGACAGCAGATATTGCTGACGACACAATAGAAATGGTTGCCAACAATGCTGCAGCAACAGCTTTAAACTTCTCGAATTTACTTAGTCAAATCGTGGAAGCAGGTAACTCCTCTTACGGTTATGATTCTAATAATGATGATACTAATGATGTATTTAGATTTAACAAGCTAAGTATAAAGACTTCTGAACACTTTGCGGTTACAGGAAGTAATTTAGCTAGAACAATAACTTTAAAGTCAAGTAAAAAAGAAGGTGACGAAGTCAAATTTGCGCAGACAACTCCTACAAGCAATACAAATGTTTTAAGTGTAAGTTCAGTTTTATTACAAGGTGCAGCACAAAAAGTACCAGTTATTCGTGGTGTGTTAATGACACCGCAAGGAGTAGTTCCTGCAATACAAGTTACAAGTAATGAAACTGATTATTCAGTCTTTATACCAGATGGCGCGACATCAACAGAAGGCGCAGTTGCTAACGCTGACAATTTACTCAATTTTGGAAGTCCAGCAGGTGCAAGTTTAAATGGCTATCAAGTGGGTAGTGCAACAAGTAGTTCTGGAGTGTTTAATTTAGTTTTAAATGGTTTTAAAAGTGATATTGAAGCTTCATCTTTTGTATGTTCATTTGATCCTGAGAGTTCTGGTTATTTTGCAAATGTTTTAAACACAGATCCGACAAAGATAGAAGAAAAAGGCCATTATCTATATTCTTTTTGGGACATAGACAAATCAACAGCGAGAGTTGGTGCTGTAGGTGAGACTAGTCCTTCTACCTATCTTAATGCATTTTGTTTGCCTTCGTCAGGAGTAACATCTTCACCAGACTTTGATTCTTTCGAGTCAAGATTTAGACATGCTGAATCTCCTTGGATAACATCACAGTTATTTGGAAAGGGAAGCACAGTTCAAAGAGGAACAATGCTTTCAAACAGTGGTTCTTATAAACTATTTAAGCTTCATGCATTAGATGCTGGTGAAGCTGGTAATGAAAGGTTTAGAATATTACTTTCCAATGTAAGAAGTTCTGGGACAAGTGAATATGGTTCTTTTGATCTTTCGCTTGAGTCTTTTGACTCTGATCCTATTAAAGGTAGTGTTTTAATCACTTGGAAGGGTTTAAATCTTGATCCAGACAGTAGAAACTATATTGCTAGAATTATAGGCGATAGACATATGTTTTATAACTTTGACAAAGACTTGTCAAAGCAAAGGTTAGAAGAGACTGGTGACTTTGAAGTAAAGAATAATTACGTTAGAGTAGAAATGCATGATTTAGTTAAGCAAGGCGATATACCTATTAACTCTTTACCTGTGAGTTTTGGCGGTCTTAAAGCTTTAAACACACTTTCGCCTGGTGCAGTCAAATTCTTCAAAGAACAAGGTACAGATGGCAATGGCGCTAATCTTTTACTTGCAGCTAACTTTTTTGATAAACTTGTTGTTGCACCTGCACCTTTTGTAAAATCAGTAGCACGTAAATCTGGATCATCGTTTATAGGCGACTCAAGTTTACCTTGGGGTCTTAAGTTTGCTAAGAAAAGACATAGTGACGATTTAAACAAAGAGTTGAGCCAGATTAACATTAACAAGAGTATTAAGTCATGGACAAAGTATTATCCTGACTTAGGATCTGTAAAGTCAATTGTAGAAGGTGATGATGCAGATTTATTCCAAAATGGTTATTTCTCTTTGGAAAAGATTGCTGTGAAAGTTGTCTCAGGTGCAATTGATTGGGCATCTGCTTTGTATTGTAGAGATGGTAAGCTTCCAGCAGGACATACAAGGTTCTTAGATACTGCAACTGATGCTGTTGGTCAAAACATTAAGTATTTTAAGTTTAGAACAATTATGCAGGGTGGATTTGATGGTGTAAATATTTTCGACAAAGAAAAAGCTGATTTAACATCAATTGCTGCGCATCGTGAAGCGAACAATGAAACATCAATTACAGGAACTAATACATTTACAGGACCTACAGTATCAAGTTTTAAGAGAGCAATTGACGTATTAGCAGATAAGAGTGCAACAGAATTTCAATTATTGGTAATACCAGGTATGCGAGAGCCTCTAGTTACAGACTATGCAATCACAGCTTGTGAGACAAGATTTGATGCAATGTTAATAATGGATATTGAAGAAGCAAATGAGACTGAGGTTGTAATAACGGATTTGGCAACTAAGCCAAATGTACGTAGTACAATAAAGAACTTTTCTGGTCGTGGTTTGGACACATCATTTGCAGCAGCATATTTCCCTGATGTTGTTGTTAAGCGACCTTCTAATAAGACTCCGTTTAGAGTGCCTCCATCTGTTGGTATGTTAGGTGTGATGAGTCAGAATGATTCAATAGCAGAGCCTTGGTTTGCGCCTGCAGGCCTTAATAGAGGAAGAATCAATGCTATTAAGTCTCAAGTCCAGATGAACAGGACATTGTTAGATGAGTTATATGACGCTGATATTAATCCTATTTATGAGCCTGCTGGAAGAAGTGGCGAAGTTTATGCTTTCGGGCAAAAAACTCTTCTGCAAAACCAGTCAGCGTTAGATAGAATCAATGTTAGAAGATTGTTGATCAATATTCGTCGTAGAGTAAAGAATATTGCGCAGACTCTATTGTTTGAGCCTAATAGAGCATCTACACTTGCAAGATTTAGTGCTCTAGTTGAGCCTATTATGGCAGAAGTTCAAGCTAGACAAGGTGTTGATAGATATAAAGTTCAAATAGACACTACAACTACGACACAAAATGATGTTGAAAACAACACTATTAGAGGAAAGATTTATTTACAGCCTACAAAGTCTGTAGAGTTTATTTCACTTGATTTTGTTGTAACTAATTCAATAGACTAATATATAGATATATAAAGATTTTAGGAGAATAAAAAATGGCAGAGACACTTTCAGTTACTGAAATGATTCCGAATAAGTTTGAGCCGAAAAGAAAGAATCGATGGATTTTCGCAATTGAGGGTATTGATGCCTTTATCCTTAAGACTGCGTCTCGTCCTTCTTTTACAATTGGTGAGCAAGAGATTAACTTTATTAATGCAAAACGCTACATCGCAGGAAAGATGACTTTTGATTCATTGTCAGTCACATTACACGACCCAATTGCCCCGAGTGGTGCACAACAAGTTATGGAATGGATTCGTACACATTATGAGTCAGTTAGCGGTAGAGCAGGATATGCAGATTTTTATAAGCGTGATTGCCAAATAAAAATGCTTGATCCAGTAGGTACTGTTGTAGAGTTATGGGATGTTAAAGGTGCATTTTTAACTAATGCAAACTTTGGTGACCTTAGTTACGACGCAGAAGATCCAGCAGATATTTCTTTAACTATTAGATTTGATAACTGCGTATTGCAATACTAAATTTAACATTGACATTCTGTTTTTGTGTGCATTTAATAAATATAAGTGTATAGAAAAACAGGATGTTAAATGTCAAATATAATTAATAGACAGATAAGTGCAAATATAAGCACACCTTTAGTCTTTAAAGAAGAGTCAAATATTTCTTTGACTGATGAAACGCTTAGTTTAGTCGGAACTGCCCAAAAAGGACCAGCTTTTGTGCCACAACAAGTTTCTTCTTTTAGTAAAGACGATAATGTTTTAAATACTTGGGAAAATGTATTTGGTGACTTTGATAAACAAAATACAAAGCATGGACCAATTGCAGCAAGAGTTTGGCTCGAAAGTGAAAAAACACAATTAAGTTATACAAGAGTTTTAGGTTCTCCTTTATCTGAAAATGTTGGTTTTATTGTTGGCGATAACATTTTAAGTGGTAGTAGTAGTTATGGCATTAAAGGCAGTAATCCTTTCTCTAATGATCTAGGTGATAATGGTAGAACTAGCTTTTTGGGGTCAATTATTGAAAACAGAGATACAACTGGATATATTTCTCCACACAAACAATATTTAGAGCAGACAAACATAACAAGTCCAACTAATAAAACTGTTTGCTTTGTAACAGATGTTGTTATGATGACTAGTGGGTCAGCGTTTTATTTGCAGAACAGCGATGTAGATAATATTAACATTATTTCAAAAAAGAAAGATTTATCAACAAAAAATAGTAGTGAAAATGCTTTCATAGGAAGTACAGTCTCAAGTTCTTCTTTACCTATGATTTATGTTCAAGGTTTAAAGAATGACTCAAAAAATGTTTTAGACTATTATTACGATGGAAATACAAATAAAAATTTTGAGTTAGATGATATCAATTCTGATATATCACAGATACTTTATAGAGGACATTTTTCATATGCAAAGTTTAGAAGTCTAGACAAAGTTAGGAAACCTTCAGCAGAAAATAAACTTAAATATTTAATTATGAGTGGTTCTGGAGGTTGGAATGCCGGCGAGAAAAATTTTGAAAACTTTAAATCACCTTTTAAAAAATCAAAAACACCTTGGATAGTGTCTCAGCCTTTAAATAGAGAAGGAATAGACGACTTTTCTAAAAAAGATCTACATAAAAAATGTAAGAAGCTATTTAGGTTTTTTTCATATGACGACGGAGCAGCCGGAAATAGATTTAGATTTCAAATAAAGCCAAGAAGACTAGGTAATGTTAACGCTAAAGTTGAAATTGAAAAATGGTCAACTTTTGATATTGATTTATACGAGTTTATAAATGGAAACTTTGACTTACTAGAAAGCTTTAGAGACTTAAACTTAAATCCTTTTGACGAAAAGTATATTTGTAACATCATTGGCACAGAGCACTCAGTTTACAACACAGTAACAAAAAAAATAGAAAACAAAGGTTTATATAAGAAAACAAACAATTACGTATACGTTGAAGTCAACGATAAAATCGAAGATAAACAATATACATCTGACGTAATTCCTTCAGGCTTTATGCCTTACCCAAGGCTTGATATTAATAAAAATAATATTACACATGTTTCATCTAAAGATGCCTCATCTAATATAAACATTAATGAACTTGTAGTCATGCAAAACCCTTTAAGCTACGTTTCAAATCACTTGTTTGTTTACGATAAAGACAATGACAAATTTAAGTTTAAGAACAGATACTGGGGAGTTTTATTTGATCATGTTTCAGTTAAAAAGTTTGACAATGTCTTAATCGCTGGTCAGAAAAAAAATATAATGTTTGATACTTTTGTCGAAAGGCGTGATAATCATTACTCAAATTTTCATGATTACACAAAATATTTTAAAAATGATTATGCGACTAAAGATAATAATATTTGGGTAGAAGACTTAAGCGATAATAATACAGATACAACAAATGCTTTCTTTCATTTGGAAAAAATACTTTATCCGTATATAGAAAACAGTAGATCTATGTGGGATTTTTCTTTTTACCAACGAAATGGTATTGAAGTTAGTAAAATAATAGAAATTGATGAGGACTTATATAAATACGTTAATATTGACTCTCTTTTAAAGACTTCTACACTAGATGACTCAATTAATGCTAAGTTTTTAAAATTTGATTTAATGACTTACGGCGGGTTTGACGGTTTAAATGATTTAGATGACTTTAAAAGAGAACATCATAACTTTTCTATTTTAAGAGAATATGACGGAGAAATTGCAAATTCTTCAACCGGACAAACACACGATGCATATAGCTTAGCAACAGATATCATTTTTGATGACGGGAATATTCGCAGTGACATTTTCTGCCTTCCTGGTATATCTCATATAGACTTGATAAAGAAAACAGTACAGAGAGCAAACGATGAACAAGTTCTTTTTGTTGTAGACTTTCCTGAGTATGGTTTTAACTTAAATTCAATAAACGAAAAGTATATTAGTTATGACGGGTTAATTAAAGATCCTTATTTTTATAAGAATGTTAACAAATCTCCTGATGATTATGGTGACGAGAGAGATGATATACAACATTTTATTAATCAAGGGACTGAAAATACTATAAATAAGTTCAAAGAAATCTATCTTTTCTCAGACTATACTTTTGTGGCGCTCAATTCAATAGTGGCAACTATCGATAATGTATCAAGAGTTCAAATACCACCTAGTATTTTTGTTATTAACTCATTGGCAGAAAAAAGTTTAAATCAGACTTTAGATAGCATTGGTATTAATAATACTAGTTTTATAACATATAACACTGTGCTCAATAGAAACTTTGTATACAATAATAACAAATTTGATGATTTACTAATAAAAGCTAAAAAAAATGATGTATGTATTAATCCTGTCGGTCTGATGACAGCTGGAAATGAAATACAACTACTTTCAAGTAATGCTCTTAATAAAAATAATATGAGTAATATGAAGCTTTATAATAACACTAGAATAAAGCAGACAATTATGAGAGAACTTAATAACTTACTGACAGTCCAACCAATATTTCAAGGAAACAGTATTTTATTCTCAAATGATAGTCAAAGTGGTCTATTTCTTAATCTTAAGGTAGAATTAGATCAAGCTCTAAAAGCATATTTTGAAGAGTACATAGAAAGAGGAATTATTAAAAGATATTCAACTTATGTTGATATAGCAAATTTAAATAGCAAAAATAGTAATTCAATTCTAAATAATAGAATAAATGGCACTATCAGCTTTACATTATTTGGTCCAGGGCCTGATAATTTTGTTCAATTAGATATTAATAATTTAATTAACAATATAAAAGAATTTACAAACAGTAATGATATTAATATAATAAATAGTACTATATAGAGTATGGAGTATTATATAATATGAGCAATTTAGATGAACCAATTGATCTAGATAAAATTACAGAGTCTAGTCCTATAAAAAAATCAAATGTAATGCTAGATGATTTTGGAATTGAAATTCCTGTTGAGTCTGTTCCATTACCTTCTAGAGGTGTTATTTATAAGTCAGCTAGTCTTTTTGGAAAAGAAACATTAGATATTAAACCAATGACTGCTAAAGAAGAAGATATTTTAACTTCTAGGGCTTATATAAAAAATGGATCTGTAATTAGCAAGCTGATTCAAAGCTGTTTATCAGAAGATAGTATAGATCCAGATGATTTAATATCAGGTGATAGAAATGCGCTTTTAATTGCACTAAGAATTACAGGTTACGGCGCTGACTATGAGCTCGAGATATCTTGTCCAGAATGTGGTAAAACAAACAAAGCATCTTTTGATCTAACAACTCTTCCTATCAAGAGACTAGTTGTTGATCCAGTTGAAATTGGTGTAAATGAATTTGAGGTTGTATTACCTGTGACTAAAAAGACAGTAATCGTTAAATTTCTAACAGGAAAAGATGAAAGAGAAATGATGATTATTACTGAAAGAAAGAAGAAAAACGGCTTAAACACAGAAAGTGCTATTACAGATAGATTAAATAGATCAATTTTATCTATAGACAATATTACAGATAAAAATAAGATTTCTATGTTTGTTAAGAATATGCCTGTTAGAGACTCCTTAGCTTTGAGAAGATTTTTAGACAAGCATGAACCTGGAGTTGACATGAAGTCACATATGACTTGTACACATTGTCATGAAGAGAGCGAGGTTGATCTACCAATTGGCGCTTCATTTTTTTGGCCTGACGCCTGAAAATAAAACAATAATCTTAGAACAACTTTATGTTTTAATAAAACACGCAAACTTTACTTACTTAGACGCTTATAAACTTCCTGTCTGGAAAAGATTATGGTTTATCTTTAAACTCAAAGAAGAAAATGAAAAAGAAAGCGAAACAATCAAAAACACTACACAAAATTCTTCTAACAGTAATAACAACAATAACATATTTAGAAAAGGTTTCTAGTTAATTTAACTGCTTAGGAGGTTTAAATGTCAAATTCAGACACGTTAATTGCAGCTATGAATAGTCTAACCAAAGCATTAGACAATTTTAAAGGTAATATTAACAAGGACAGCACAACTCTTCTGACAGAAAACACAGCTGTTATAAAAGAACAAACCGAAGTCATAAATGACTTGACTTTGTCAATAAGAGAAAGAAACAATGCTGATCAAGAAAATCAAAAAACAAAAGAAGAATCAGACGAAAAGGCTGCCAAACAAACAGAAAAGGCTTTTAAACAAACAGAAAAACTAATTAGTGTACAAGAAGAGCTGAATAAGGTGTGGCCTACACTTGGACCAAAAATAGCAACACTGAAAAACTCGTTTACTGGAATATTAGAGACTTTAAAGTCCTCTTTGAAAAGTCTTCCTAAGAAATTAAAAGACATATTTGACAAAACTAAAATTGGTAAAAAGCTAAAACCAGAAACTAGTTTACTAGGCGACAATTTTAAAAGTTTCGGTAAGGGTATAGGAAAATTTACTAAAGGTATTAGTATAATAGGAAAAGGTCTTTTAGGCGGCGCTAAAAGTTTAATGATGAACCCAGTTATTTTAGGAGCAAAAGCAGTTATTAGTGGACTAATCACAGTATTTACAACAGCAATAAAATTTGGCGCCAAGTTTGCTAAAATTATGGTAGGTTTACCACTTCAAATTGTAGGTTCCGCAGCAAAAATTGGTCATAGTCTTAGAAGAGATGTAGTTGAGGTTATTGGTGGCGCTGTTGAAAAAGTTAAAGAATTTGTGGATGTCAATGACGGTCTAGGAAAATCAATAAAAGATATGTCAACATCTTCTGCAATGTCTTTAGATAAATTTAGTGACCCTACAAGTGATCTAGTTAAAATGTTTGGAGACGGACCAAGCGGTTTAGCAAGAGCAATACAAGAATCTTCTCAAGCATTTGAGAGTATGGGAATTCTAGCAGACATTGCCGGAGGATCAATTGCAAGAAATATTACACACTATACGAAAGCAACAAGAAGTCTAGGCATGTCTGCAGAAGACGTCTCATACATTACAGCTGAAGCTGTTAAAAACGGTGAAAGCATATACACAACTTTAGATAGAGTTGTTGTTGCTTCAAGTACAACAGCAGATCAATTTGGCATTGATAGGAAGAAACTTTCTAAGAACTTTTTTACTTTAAGGAAAGACATCACAAACTTTGGCCACTTATCAGATAGACAATTAATGCAGACATCAGCAAGGTTAACACAAATGGGTGTTTCTATGAAAGAAGCGTCTGCAGTATTTAGTAAAATAGATTCATTTGAATCAGCTGCACAAACATCAGCAATGCTTTCTCAGACGTTTGGAATGAATTTAGATGCTTTAAAGCTTTTAAAGGCTGAGAAGCCTGAAGAAATTATTGAGCAATTTAGAGACGCAATGCTTTCAACAGGCCGATCTTTTGACGACTTAAATCGACACGAGAAATCATTGATGGCTTCACATACAGGATTATCTGCTGAAGCGTTAAAGATGACAATGAATTATCGAACTTTAGGGATGTCATACACAGACATTCAAAA